GCGGGCCGACGGCTGGAGGACGTGCAGCCGCCTGAGCGTGGGGCGCCGGTCGCCGAGCAGCCCGCGACTGCGCCGCAACCGAGGCAGCGCCCCGCGCCTGCGCGACCAGCCCCAGCACGCAAGCGGCCTCGATCGTCGTGGCTAGACCCCGGCGGGCGCGCGTGGTAGCGTGCGCTGTGGAGGTGCGCCGTGTCATGGACGCAGACCGAGCTTGACGCGCTGGACGCTGCAATCGCGCAGGGCGTGCTGTCGTACACGATCAACGGCAAGACCGTGACATATCGCAGCCTCGACGACATGCTGAAACTGCGCGCGCAGATGCAGCGCGAGATCGGGCTGGGCACGGTCCAGTCTGCCAAGCGCGTGACCTACCTCAGCTTCAAGCGGGACTAGACGATGCGAGAGCAGCAGCGCCCATGGTATCGACGGTGGCTTGCGGCGCTCGCGCCGTCCCGAGCTCCACGGCCCGCACTGGCCGCGCCGCCGCGCGCACGCCGCTACGAAGCCGCGCAGAGCGGTCGGCTGACAGCCGGCTGGTTGAGCAACGCCAACGGCCCGAACACCGAGATCGGCGCGGCGTCGCAGTCGCTCAGGGACCGCAGCCGCGACCTCGTCCGCAACAACGCTCTGGCCGCTCGCACGATGGCGGTCCTCGGCTCGGCGCTGGTCGGCGATGGTGTGCGCCCGCAGCCACGCACCGGCAACGCAGACTTGGACGTGCTGCTGCTGGACCTGTGGGCGTCGTGGGGCCTGGACGCCGACGCCGATGGGCGGTTCGACCCGTACGGCCTGCAACGTCTGGCGGTCACGTCGTGGCTGGAATCCGGCGAGTCGCTGATGCGTCGACGCTGGCGCGCGCCGACCGATCCGCTGTGGCTGCCGGTGCAGATCCAGTTGCTTGAGGCTGACTTCCTGGCCGACAACCTGTGGACTGTCGGACGCACGCCTGACGATGAGCGCATCCAGTACGGCATCGAGCTCGACGGCATCGGCCGCCGCCGCGCGTATCGGCTGTACCGCACGCACCCCGGCGAGACCGGGCAGAGCCTCGGTGCCGGGATCGAGACGGTGATGGTGCCGGCGCGCGAGGTGTCGCACATCTACCTGCCGACACGGCCGGGGCAGCTTCGCGGCGTGCCGTGGCTGTCGCCGGTGATGCTGGACTTGCGCGACCTGGACGACCTTGAGCACACCGAGATCGTGCGCCAGAAGATGCAGGCGACGGTCATGGGTGTGCGCTACACCGACTCGCTTGACCCGGTCGGCCTGAGCGACGACGTCGAGCAGAACGACGACGGCGAGTGGGTCGAGACGATGCGGCCGGGCATGCTGCCGAAGTTGCCGAGCGGCGAGCGGATCGAGTTCTTCGCGCCGCAGCAGTTCGGCGGCTTCCGCGAGTCGGTGCAGCACTACCAGCGGATCGTCGCGCTCGGCGCGCAGATTCCCTATGAGGTGCTAACGGGCGACCTGACCGGAGTCAACTACTCGTCGATCCGCGCCGGCATGATCGAGTATCGCCGCCTGCTGTCCACGATGACACGGCAAGTCGTGGTGCCGCACGTCTGTCAGCCGATGTGGCGGTGGATGGTCGAGGCCGCGATGCTGGCTGGCCGGCTACCGATGATGGACAGCGAGACGATGGCGCGCGCCATGCGTCCCGACTGGCACCCGCCGCGCTGGATCGCGATCGACCGCGAGGCCGAGGCCAAGGCCGACATCCTGGAGATGCAGGCCGGTCTGCGCACGCTGTCCGAGTCGGCGGCCGAGCGCGGTAGCGACTGGCGCACCGTGCTGGCGCAGCTTGCCGAGGAGCGCGAGACCGCCGAGGAGATGGGCCTGTCGCTGTCGGGCTTCGGTAGCGCGAGCCCGTCGCAGGCGGTGACGATGCCGCCGGGCGTTGCAGAGCCTGACGCAGAGGATGCGCAGGACGACGCCGACAATCAGCCCGACGACCAGCCCGACGACGAGGCGGCATAGGACAGGCTGTGTCATAGGGTTGACAGTTTGTGTCCTATCGGGCAGCGTTGGGGCGCGGCGCATAGCGCCTGGGGTAGACGATGACCGAGCAGCGCGAGAAACGGCAGCAGTCCTGGCTCGAGGCCCGCATGGCGCCGTCGACCTGGGACGAGCAGACGCGCGAGGTCGACATCGTCTGGACCACCGGCGCGGACGTCCAGCGGCGCGACTGGGCCACCGGCAGCGTCTACCTGGAGCGTTTGGCGGTCGAAGGCGCGGACCTGACGCGCATGAACGCTGGCGCCCCGCTACTGGACTCGCACGATAGCTGGAGCACGCGCAGCGTGATCGGCGTCGTCGTCGAAGGCAGCGCGCGGGTCGAGGATGGCCGCGGCGTCGCTCGTGTTCGCCTCAGCGCGGCAGAGTCGGCGGTCGATGCGGTGACCAAGATCACCGAGGGCACGCTGCGCAACATCAGCGTCGGCTACGCCGTGCGCGAGTGGAAGATCGACAAGGGCGGCAAGGGGCAGCCCGAGGTCAGGACGGCGACCGCGTGGGAGCCGATGGAAGTCAGCATTGTGCCGATTCCGGCCGACGCTGGCGCACAGGTACGGGCTGCGGACACCGCCGCCCAGGAGGATCAGATGACCGAGCCCACCCCGGCGCCCGTCGACCTCGACGCGGTCCGCAAGGAGGCCGCGCAGTCGGCCATCAACGCCGAGCGCAAGCGTCAGGCGGACATTCGTGCCGCCGCCCAGCCGCACGGCCTGGACGCGCAGCGCTACATCGACGAGGGCGTGTCCGTGGACGCCGCCCGCGCCGCGATGCTCGCCGAGCTCGCCGAGCGCAGCAAGGAGCAGGACGTGCAAGGTCAACACAAGGGCGCGACGGTCACCCGCTCGCACGCCGAGCAGGTCGTCGAAGGCATCCAGAACGCCCTGGAGGCCCGCGCGCTTCCGGGCAAGGTCGCGCTCACCGACGCCGGCCGCGCGCACGCGCACCTGAGCCTGGGCCGCATGGCCGAGGAGATGCTGCGACAGAACGGCGTGGACGTCAGCCGCATGACCGAGCGCGAGATCGCCAAGGCCGCGATGCAGGTCGGCGGTGTCCGCTCGTTCTCGTCCTCGCACACGACCGGCGACTTCCCCTACCTGCTCGCGAACGTCGCGAACAAGTACCTGCTCGAGGGCTACGGCGCCGAGCCGATGACGCACCGCGCGTTCAGCCGCACCCGCACCGTCCGTGACCTCAAGCAGGTCAGCGCCGTCCGCATGGGCAGCGTGGACGCCATCCCGAAGGTGGTCGAAGGTGCCGAGTACACCTACGCCACCATCGGCGAGGAGCGCGAGGTCTACACGGTCGCCAAGTACGGCCAGATCCTGCCCTTCACGCTGGAGATGGTGATCAACGACGACCTGGACGGCTTCCGCATCCTCACCGAGGAGATGGGCCGCGCGGCTGCTCGTCGCGAGCTGGAGCTGGTCTACGGCTCGGCTGGCGTCTTCGGCAGCAACAGCGGCAGCGGCGAGACGATGGGCGACGGCAACCCGCTCTTCGACGCCGCGCACAGCAACCTGGCGGCGCACGCTGCGTTCTCGGATGCCGGCGTGGCTGCGCTCCGCAAGCTACTGCGCTTGCAGACCGACCTGAACGGCAACCGCGTCAACTTCATGGGCAAATATCTGCTCGTCCCAGCCGCCCTGGAGCACGCTGCCGATCAGCTGGTGAACGGCACGTTCGTCCCGACTGCGGCGACCAGCGCGACCACACAGGCCATCCGTGGCCTTGAGGTCATCGTCGAGCCCCGGCTGGACGACATCAGCGCCGCCGCCTACTACCTGATCAGCGATCGTCCGTTCCTCGAGATCGGCCGGCTGGCTGGCTACGCCGGCCCGCAGATCGAGACCATCGAGCAGAAGGACGCCGACCAGATCGGCTACAAGGTCCGTGACTTCCTGGCTGCCAAGGCCATCGACTGGCGCCCGGTCGCCTACGACCCCGGCAGCTAACCAGACAGCCGGGGCGTCCACAACGGGCGCCCCGGCTAAACCCTGGCGGTGGGGCCGCCTGGAGGATCGATCATGGCAACGAATGGGGTTCAGCCCGGCAAAATCTTGACCGTCACCGCGGGCGGTGCGGTCACCAGCGGCAGCGTGCAGGAGGTCGGCGCGGAGATCATCGGCGTCGCGCTCAACTCGGCCTCTGGCAGCGGTGTCGAGTACCCGCTGGCGACCGAGGGCGCGTTCACGATCGGAAAAAAGACCGGCGAGACCTGGGCCGAGGGTGACCGTCTCTACTGGGACGCCTCGGCGGCGACCGCCAGCAAGACCCTCGTGGCGAGCGCGGCCGACAACTACATCGGCACCGCAACCGCGGTTGCGGCCAGCGCCGCGACGACCGGCAACGTGAAGCTGCGCGGCGGCGGCAAGATCGCAACCGCGACCGAAGCCGAGACCGACGCCCTGATCGGCGCGGCTACCATCGGTGCCGACCGCCTCGCAGCGCAGATCACCGGCGCGGTGTTCGCGAACGTCGCGGACGGCAACAGCGCTGGTGGCGCGATCGTGGTCCACGTCATCGACGTGCCCGCGGCTGCCACCGACACGGACCTGACGATCACGGAGAAGACGCAGTTCTTCTTCTTCGTCGCGGTCAAGACCGACGAGGCGGGCCTCGCGGGCGGAACCCTGACCGTCAAAAACGGCGCGAACGCAATCTCCGAGGCCATGACCTGGGACAACACCGTCGCGGACAAGACCCTGATGGTGGCCTTCCAGATCGATGACACGTACCACGACGTCGCCGCTGGCGGCACGCTGCGTGTCACGACCTCGCAGGCACAGTCGCGTGGCCTGGTCTACGCGATCGGCCGCAAGGTCGCGTAAACCTCGCCGCCTCGGCGGTAGATACCGGGAACGCCCGGCCTCGGTCAGCCGGGGTCGGGCGTTGCCTTTGGAGCACGGATGCTGTCATGGACTGACCTAGAGGATCGCATGGTGACAACCATCGTCGCCGGCCCGCTAGGACAGCCTGTGTCCTACACACCGGCATCGACCGGCGTGGCCGAGAGTATCCGCGCCGTCTACGACCTCGGCCACGTTGACGCGCTGACCGAGTCAGGCGACACCGTGTCTTCGTCGTTCGCCGAGCTCCGCGTGCGCGTCGGCGACATCAGCGCAACGCCAGCGGTCGGCGACGCCGTGACAGCCGGCGGTATTGCCTATACGGTGGGCGACGTGCAGCGCGAAGACCAGTACGTCTACATGCTGCGCCTGCGAGGCCGCCCGCTATGACAGTGACGACGCGCACCAACATCCTGACCGCAGCGAAGGCCGCGCTTATTGCAGCAGGCACCGCCGCGGGGTCGAACGTTTACATCACCCGCAGCAACCCGGTTGCGCCGTCCGAGATGCCGGCGATCACGCTGACGATCGAGCGCGAGCAGGGCGAGGTCATGGTGCCGGGGCAGTCGGGCCTCTGCACGATCGAATGGTGGCGCACGTCCGAGTTGCAGATCGGCTGCTTCGTCGTCAACGACAACGACGCCGACGCCGACGCCGCCTTGACTGCGCTTGTCGAGGAGGTCCGCGAGGCGCTGCTGGGCGACGTCACGGCGCTGGCTGGCATCTACCAGATCGACAGCACGGCGGCCGAGTATTTCGTCACGACCGGGCAGAGCGCCGAGTACGCGGCGGCCTGCCGGATGGTCTGGTCGCTGCGCTACGATGTGCAGTACGGGGTCTGACGATGGCGCGCAAGACCCGAGCGGAACGGCTAGGAGCGCAGGGCGTCGCGTTCGTCGAGGTCGACGGCATCCTCGCGCGCCTGACCAAGAAGCAAAGCGCCGACCCCGGCGCATACGTCCGCGCCGTGCAGGCCGTGTCCATCGCTACGCCTGTGGCCGCCCACGTCCGCAAGCGCGTGCGCGACGATCGCCGACCGGCCGAGGGCGTGTGGGGTGGCTACAGCCGCAGTGGTTCGGCGGTGGTGTCGGCTGAGTATGCCAAGGACGCGGGGCTGCCGAAAAACGCCTACCCGTCATGGGCAGCGTTGCACGCCGCGCTGCCTGGCCGCAAAGCGGCGCAACTGTTCAACATGACCGGCAAGATGTGGGAAGGGTTGCAGGTTCGGGGTAGCGGCCGAGCGAAAGCGAAGATCGACTTTGGCGGCACTAGCACGGGCACCGAGTCCACGATCGCGACGTCGCGCAACGGCCGCAAGTTCAAGGTTGCCAAGACGATCCGCGTCCGCAACCAGACCAAGGCCGCGCGCGTGTTTTTGAACAAAGGCATCAACATCACGCAGCCAAGCACGACCGAGAACATCGCCATGGCAGACGCGCTATCCCAGGTGGTCGGCGTGCAAATGGCGATCGCATGGGACGCAGATCGCCTGTCAATGGCTACCATTGGCGAGCGATCGCTGGTAGACTCGATCAAGCGGTCGCTGTCCGCATAGCAGGAGATCAAAATGGCACGGATGAAATGGTCAGGCCAATACATGACCGTCTTGGCAGCACG